CCTCCGGGGCCGCGGCCTCCAGTACCGTGACCCCGACGTTGCGACGAGAGGAGCGGGATGAGACTGCCCAGGTGGATGCCCTGGATCGAGGAAGTACTGACCGGCAGCCCGGCCATCACCGGCGTACGGACCTTCGAGGCGGAGGGCATCACCGACCCGAAGTACGGCCACGTCATCACCCTGCGCGGCGGCGCCCAGATCGCGCTGCAACACGGACGGACGTCCCCGCCGTCGGGCGACCTCGGCGAGGAGGCCATCGTCACCGGCGAGCCGCCCGCCCCGCAGACGCTGCCCGAGCTGCCGAGCACGGGCCGGACACCGACGCGCCTGATCGAGGAGCACCTCGCCGCGCTGATCGCCAACGGGGGGCACCAGGAGATCCGGACGGTCGAGCGCAAGTCGGTCCGGCCGGACGCCGGGCCGCGGCCGTACTGCGTCGTCGTGCGGTTCCACAACGGCGCGGACATCGTCGTCATGTTCCGGAAGATGGCGCCCGCGGGCGCCAGCCTGAGCTCGGGGGGTGACTTCCAGCAGAGAGAGGAGGTGTGAACGCATCATGGCGAATTGCCCTAGCTGCGGACAGTCCACGTCTGCCGAGTCGGGTGAGTCGACGCCGGCTCATCAGAAGCCCGACGGCAGCCGGGAGACCTGCCCCGGTGGCACGGCCTCGTGAAGTAGCGCCCCCGCCCACCCGAATTGGGCGGGGGCGTTCGCGCGAGGGTAGCGGGCATTCCGGACAAAACGAAACGCCCCCCGGTCCGAAGACCAGGGGGCGTCCGCGTGCCGGTGAACCTTCCCCGCTCACCGGCGCAGAACCAGGTTACCCACCTGCGTAACCTGATCGACCTGCGCAAATGCGAAACGCCCCCCGGTCCGAAGACCGAGGGGCGTTCGCGTGGAGCGGCTCGGGGGGGCCTACCGCTCCACGATCAGAGGCGCGGCGAGGGCGGCACCGGCGCGGACGGGCGCGGGGTGTGCTTGGTCAGCCACCCCGTCACCGCACCAACCCCCGTCGCGATCCCGCCGATGATGAGCGCCTGGAGGACGTCGGCGAGCCCGGCGAACGCCGGGACCTTCACCACGACCCAGGCCGTGACGAACGCCGCGACGAGCGTCGAGAGGCTCTGCGTCTTGACCTTGGCTTCCACGGGTGCGGGCATGCTCACTCCTTCTTGCCAGTTGGCATGATCAGTGGACCCTCAGCAGGACCGGCCAGGTGTTCTTTCCGACGACCCCGTCGTCGTCCACACCGCCCCACTTCTGGACGGCCTTCACCGCCTTCTCCGTGGTGGCGTCGAACGTCCCGGTGATGCGCACCTCGGAGTGGTTCCGCGCGAGCAGGAGCCCCTGCACGGTCTCCACGCCCTCGCCCTTGTCGCCCTTGCCGAGCGTCGGCAGCTTCTTCACCGTGGCCTCCTGCCAGGCGTCAGCGCCCGCCGGGGCGGACGGCTTCGAGGGGGAGCCCGCGAGCTTCCCGTCCGTGACCATGCCGCGCAGGATCTTCCCGGGGCACGACGTGCTGATGAACCGGCCGTGGTAGCTGATCGCGGCGGCCAGGCCCTTGCCGCGCAGCCACGCGCGCAGCTCACGGAACGCGTTCACCTGTGCGTCCGTCGGCTTCTCTGAGTCGCCGCTCATGAAGGTGACGCTCGTCCACGTGGTGTTCCCGCCGGGCTGGGCGGCCTGCTCGCGCTGCCAGCCCCGGCCCTCCATCACGATCCCGTGGGCACAGACTGCGTAGGAGTAGCCGATGTCCCGCCAGCGGCGCGCCGGGCCCATGTGGAACTTCCGGGTCGCCTTCCAGTACGCGCGGCACGAGTCGTGCGACTTCCCGGCCAGCCCCTGGTTGGACCCGTCGTAGTGGACGACGAGGCCGTTCTTGCACGGCGCCGAGTTGGCGGACGTGGCCGGCCAGCCGAACGCCGAGCGCTTCTCGAACTTCATCCGTGCCCCTCGGTGTAGTCGTCGGCCGGGTCGATGACGCCCTCCTCGGGCTCGTCCGGCTCCGGCACGTCGGGCACGTTCACCTCGTCGAGGTCGTCCCTGCTCATCGCGTCCTCTCTCTCGCCGCGGCGCGCGTCCACAGCCATCGCTCCTCAGCCCATCCGGTTGATCTGCGCCTTCGCCGTCCTCAGCTCGTCCCGCAGATCGGACACCTGCTCCACCAGTCCCTGGATCTGCCGCTGATGCTCGCGGCGCTCGGTCGTCTGCGTGGCCTTCTGCTGCGCGATCGCCTGCGCATGTCCCGCCTGCAGCTGGTCCATCGCCTGCCGCGCCGCGAGCAGTTCATCCTTCGCCGCGAGCAGCTCCCGGCGCAGGATGCCCATCACCTGGTCGGCGGTCTCCACCGCCACCGAATCGGTGTCGCGATCCAGCCGGCGAAGCTCCGACCGGCGGCGTGTCAGGGCCAGGATCGCCTGCACGATGCCACCGCCTGCGGCGACCTGCGCGACCGCGACCGCGACGTCCGTCATGCTCAAGGAGCGTCCTCCTTGGGGTACGGGGCGGCCTTGGCGTGTCGCATGATCAGCCGGACTTTCAGCAGGCACCCCGCACACAGGGCGGTCGACAGCACCCCGGCGGCCATGCCGTGCATCCCCAGACCCGCCGTCACCGTCAGGGCGTAGAACGCGTACCCGGCGATCATCAGCCACAGGCCGGGGATCTCCACCGTGGACCGATACCAGTACAGGCCCCACAGCTTCAGGGCGCCGCCCAGGGCGAACATGCCGCCCCACAGGTGCGCGACGATGTTCGCGGTGTCCCTCAGGCTGTTGGTCATCCCCGCCGAGACCCGGTCGCCGCTGATCAGTCCGGCGCAGCCGAGGATGACCGCGGCCAGGGCCGCCATCGTCCCGAACGGATTGCACTCCAGCCGATCACGCCAGTTCAGCATGGTTCTCATGTCTGCTCTCCGGGCTCATGGCACACGCTGGACCACGCCACCGCGCTCACCCCTCTATTCGTCGTCGTCAGTTGTCGAGGACGGAGACGCCGGCGTTCCACCAGCCGCCGTCGCGCGCCACCTTCAGGCCCGTGTAGGGCGCGCTGTCACCCGCGGGGACGGTGAACTTCACCTGGGACACCCGGACCTCCCCAACGGCGGGCTGCGGGGTCGTCAGCTTCACCTGGGACACCAGCACGAACGAGGCGTCCGAGGGATTCGGGACGGTCAGCTTCACCTGCGAGACCCGCGCGTACGGGTCCATCACGGCGGGCGTGGACTTGAAGGTCGCCACGGCCGCCGTGTACGTGGACGAGGTCGACAGGGTCAGCGTGCCCTGCTGCGCACCGGTCGCCGCCACGTACTTGTGGATGACCTGCAGCGCCCGGTCGCTGGCGCCGGCCGTGGTCTCGACCTTGGCGCCGCCGGTCCAGCCGCCGGGGACCGTTACGGTCCTCCCGCTGCCGAAACCGAAGATCGCGTAGACGAGCTCGTTGGCCTGGGTCGTCGTGGCGGTCGAGCCGGTCGCCAGCGAGGTTCCGGACGGCGCGGTGTTCCCGGTCGTCTGCGTCTTGTCCAGCGGCGTGCTGGCGTTGACGTCGTCGAACGCGTCCGCTTGCATCGCCCACTTGGAGCGGGTGCCGCCGGAGATGGTGACGGTGATGGTGTCGCCCACCTGCAGCGCCGTCGTCACGCGGGTCCGCAGCACCGCGCCGGCGACGGTGGTGTTGGTGGCGCCGCCCGCGGTCACGTCCGGGGTCAGCGAGTAGGAGTTGCTGCGCGAGTCGGTGACCGCGCTGACGGTCGGCACGCCGGTCCCGCCGCCCGCCTCCCAGATGATGCCGACCAGGACCGTGGATCCGACCGCGGCGCCCGCGGTCAGGGTGATCGCGACGCTGGACGCGCTCGTGTTCTGGGTCTTGGTTCCGAGGGTGCCGAGGTGCGGCATGTCCGCGCCCCCCTCAGCTCAGGTCCGCGGCGAACGTCAGCCTCAGGGCCGCGTAGTCGCTGATCGCGTTCGCTTCGCCGGAGGTGAGGGTGAAGTCGCCGTCGGCGAAGGCGTTGGTCAGGGTCACGGTTCGGGTGGCGATCGTCGTGCTGCCCTGCTTGAGGGTGACGACGACGTCCCCGCTCGATGCGCCGCCCGCGTAGCAGGCGCGGAACTCCACGACGTGGCCGGAGGAGGTGAGCGGGTCGCCGAGCGGCGCCATCCCCACCTGCACGGAGCCGCTGTCGTCGAGCTGCGCGTACTCGGTGTCGACGTTCGCAGCGAGTCGGGCGTAGATGCCGGAGCCGCCGCCGGGCGTCGGGACGCCGACCGCGCCGGTCGCGGCGATGTCGCTCGTCGGCCGGGAGGTCTGCGTGGTCGAGGCCGGCGCGAGCACCACGGTGAACATGAGGGCCTTGCTCGACACGGCGGCGGCGGTCAGGGTCTCCCCGCCGTAGCTGCCGAGGCTGGTCACCGCCTTGTCCTGTGCGGTGACGGTGACGTGGCCGTTGATGTTGCCGTTGTCGAGGGAGTCCTGGCGCTTGGTGTAGCCGCTCGGGGTGCTCCACGATTCGGTGGCACTGTTGGACTGGACGGCGGCGATGACGATCTGAGCGTTCTCGACCGAGGCCGCCGCCGTCGGCGTGACGTGGCCCGTCGTGCTCGTCGTCTCGACGGCCATCGCATGCGCGTTGAACGGCGCGATCGGGTCGGTGCCGGAGTAGGCGAGCAGCACCACGCCGCTCTTGCCGGTCGAGTCGGAGTCGAGGAGGACGGGCGAGCCCGGGTCACCGGCCGTCGCGACGCGGCCGTACAGCGCGCCGAACAGGTTGGAGCCGGCACGCGAGGAGTGCAGCGCCGTCCAGCCGGAGGGCGGCGTCCAGTCGAAGTCCGGCACGCCCGCGTCGTTCAGGCCGCCGACGAGGAGCATCGCGTCGCCCGCTTGGACGGTGCCGGGGATGGTGACGGTGGTCGCCCCGGAGACGGTGTGCGCCTCGGCGCTGGCACGGAATGCGATCGGCACAGGTCCCCCTCAGAGCACGAACGTGTTGTAGTCGACGTAGTAGGTCTGGCTCGCGGCCTTCGCCGCCGCGATCCACGCCGGGACGTTGCCGGGCGTCGGGTTGCTGATCGGCCCGGCAGTGTTGAACCAGCACGCGAACGCGCACCGGGTGTGGCTGCCGCCCGCCGCCGTGCTCGTCAGGTAGGCGATCTGGTCGTTCATCCAGGACACGTCCTGGCTGTCGACGTTGCCGTAACCGATCTCCGGGGCAGCCCACGGGATGTTCTTGCTGCGGGCGAACGCAACGGCCGGACCCCACAGGGTGGGGCCGTTGCCGACGTGGCTGTAGCCGTCCACGCCGAAGCAGTCGACCAGGCCGTCCCCGGGCCAGGTGTCGGCGTAGGTGGTGCCCGCGATCGGGTTGGTTCCGCTCCAAGTGGTCAGGATCTGGATCGTGTACAGGTGCGGCCAGCCCTCGGCCTGAACCTGCCGGACGAGCTGGCAGAACCGCTTGAAGGCGGCCTTGTAGGTGGTGAGGGTAAAGTCCCCGCCCCGGATCTTGGAGTCGGCCTCGTGCCAGATCGACACGAACGCGACGTGCGTCTTGGGGATCGAGCGCAGGAACGCCAGCGTCTGCGCGTCCAGCGACCCGGCCGCCATGGCGGTGATGGACGGCTTCCCTGACCAGCACGACGCGCGCACGCCCACGTCGACCCCGGCGTTCGAGGCAGCCCACGATGCGGGCATCCCCGCGGCGGCGGACTGGTAGGAGCGGCGGATCGTCAGCGGCCCGAAGTCGGTGTTGTCGGCCGCGAAGTCGCTGCCGGACAGGGAGTCCGGGCAGGAGCCCCACAGGATCGCCGAACGGTCCCCTGTCGGCGGCGTGCCCGGGTCCCCGCCGCCCGGCTCGGGCTCCTCCGGCACCACGGCCGGCCCGCCCGCCAGCGGCAGCCACCGGCCCGCGGACCACGTGTAGAGCTTCACTGGTCTGGTCATGGCGCCGTGTTCGCCCACAGGTCGTTGCCGCTGCCGCTCGGCGCGGACGGGCCGATCCACGCGTACGGGCGGTCGTCGGCCGGGCGCTCCGGCCAGCCGCCGTCATAGACCAGCACGCCGAGTGAGTTCTTCAGCAGCTCGACCGTGGCCTCCAGGTCGGCCATGCGGGTCCGCAGGTCCGACACGTACGTGCCGAGGTCGGTCGCGGGCATCAGGTAGCGGGCGGTGCCGCCGGCGTCCGCCCACATCTCCACGATCTCCGGGTCCCCGTCGGGGCCGCGGAAGCGGGGGATGGTGCCGAGCGGGAGTCCGCCGGTGCCGTCCGATGTGGTGACCTGCGTGATGGTGCTCCCGGACGCGTCGAGCAGGTCGGTGTACTGCGTGCCGCCGGACGCCGCGTTCCAGAACGTCACCGCCACCGGCCCTGTGGCCGAGACGGGCCGGTACTTCACGCCCTCGATCTCGGTCTCCTCGCCGAGGGCCATCGACCAGTCCGTCAGCGACTGCCCGAACCAATGCCGCGCCATGTCGCCCCCCTCCGTTACTTGATGTAGGTGAGCGTCGTGCGGAGCGTCTGGTTCCAGTTCAGATCGTCCGTGGCCTGGAACATCGTGATCTTTCCGTCCGTCTGGACCTGGAGGCGCGCGTTCTCTCCGGAGCCACCGGTCGAGACGAGGAAGAACTTGTACCGGCTCGGCCGGAACGTCGCCGGGATGGTCGCCACGAGGAGGTCGTCGATGCTGCCCCGGGAGATGACCTCGTTGAGCGCCTCACCGAACGCCAGGTTGAGTTCCACGTCGACCACCGGCCCGACCGCCCGGACGACGTTGTCTCCGGCGGAGCGCCACTTCGCCCCGCGCGTGATCGCGACGTCGCCGGTGTCCTCGGCTCCGACCGGCTTCCACGCGGCGCCCGTCCAGCCGACCCACTGGCCGGTGTCGGAGTCGAAGTCGATCTCGCCCAGGACCGGGGCCGGGTTGCGCTCCGTGGAGTACTGCGGGCGGATCCGGCTGCCGATCGCCGCCGGCCGCGCGGTCACCGTCCCGGCCGTCAGCGACGTCGCGCCGTTGGGGACCGCGACGGCCGCGACATGCTCCTCGAAGACGCCGGAGTCGCCCGTGTCGCGCGTCAGGGACGGCAGTGTCGTGCCGCCCGTCTTGACGGCCATGCGGACCGTCCAGTCCGCCCTGGTGAGGCGGAGCACGACGCGGTCCTGTCGCGTCGCCCCTGTCGCATTGGCGGCGACGGCGAGCGTGTCGCCCGTCGATCCGGACTCCCACCCGAACCCGCGCAGCGACCCGTAGATGTTCGAGCGGACCTTCACGACCCGGCCGCCGGTGCCGTCGGCGTACACGGGGGCCGCGTCGCCCGGCTGCCAGTACAGGCCATTGTCGCTGAACCGCGCGGCGAGCAGCTCGTACTGCCGCTCGGTGACGACCCGCCCGTTCGCCGGGTCGGGCCAAGACGCTTGCGCCATCAGTTCCCCTCGTTGTCAGCGGGCCGTGATCCGGCCGATGCGGCGCGACAGGTCCCGCACCAGCCGCACCATCTGCGGGTCGGACGTCGCCTCCGGCGAGCCCACCAGCGTCGTGACGTTCTCGCCGCCCGTCGGCGTCGCCTGGAGATGCATGGACCGGACGAGGTCGGTCACCTCGGTCCCGTTCGGGAGCTGCACCGACACGCGGTCGCCGAGGTCGAAGTCGCGGCCCGCGATCAGCCCGGGGCCGTCCGGGCCATCCGGGGTGTCGACCGTCACCGTCGCGAGCTCGACCGGGGCGGCGCCGCCGGCGAGCTCGTCGCGGCCGGCCTGCGTCAGCTCGCCCGCCGTGTCGTTCTCCGCCGAGCCGTCCACGACCTTCTCCACTCGGTACCAGGCGGCGGCCTGCACCGTGTCGGCGACCTCCAGGAACGTGCGGGCGGCCGGAGGGCCCTCCTGCTCGGTCCCGGTGACCAGCGCATGCGTCACCGTCGGCGCGGACAGCTTCGCCCGCAGGTAGCGCAGATTGCCCAGGCCGAAGCTGAACCGCGCCGTCCGCGACAGATCACGCGGGCCGTACACCTCGAACACGATGTCGCTGTCGACCTGCCGGGTGCGGAACCCCAGTCCGCCGCCGTCGATCGCGACGCGTCGGCACGCCTCCAGCACGCCCTCGAAGCGGGTGTTGACCAGCGTCGTCGACCCAGCGCCGGACACCTCGCCCAGGATCAGGTTCGGGATCCGCCGGGCGGTGAGCGCGCCGGGGCCGCAATTCTCGTTGACCAGCGTGCGGATGATGCTCTCGCCGCCGGTCGCGGTGATGGTCCGCCACGTCGCCGCCGGCTGGCTTCCCCACGCGACCGCGGGGTTGGGCCAGGTGGCGTATCCGGCGACCCGGCCGAGGTCGTCGGTGAAGTTGATCGAGATCTCGCCGGGTGGGGCCTGGCCGCCGCCCTCGTCGCCGCCGCCGTAGCCGACCTCGATCTCCTGCGGGATCTCCATCGGCCCGGCCATCCACACCACGCCGTCCCGCATCACCACCAGGCGGTTGCCCGGCTGCAGGATCTCCATCACCTCCAGCGAGGCGGGCAGATCCACCGTCCCGGACGCCGGCTCGTTGAAGCGCTTCGTGCAGTCCAGGGCCGTCCAGCCGTCGAGCGGGTCGCCGACGGTGTTCAGGTTCTGGTCGGTGACCAGCAGCGTGATCGTCATGCCATCTCGTAGCGGGCATTGAACGACACCTGCACACGGGACCCGGCGTCGGCCCCGTCGAGCTGGAACGACACGTTGTTCACGCCGCGGCGCAGCGCCCAAAGGGTGGCGCCCGGCCAGTTCAGGGCGCCCGTCCACGTCTCGCCCTCGGGGCCGCGGACGCGGGGCGGGTCCGTCGTCACGACGACCTGCTCGCCGTCGAGGAGCGGACCGTGGTCGACGCCGGCCGGGTCAAGGATGAACTCCTCCCCGGTGCCCTCGTTGGTGACCGTGACCAGGTCAGCGGGACCGGTGATCGTCCACGTCGGCCACGCCTCGACGCTGCCCGGGTTGGTGAGGGTCGTGACGCCGAGGATCTGCCCGCTGGAGACCTGCGGGTACGGGTCGAGGTAGTCGACGCCGACGCCGTATTCGCGGCCCTCGGTCACCGGGACCGGGTCGATCCAGTACGGGTCCTGGCAGTACAGGGTGAGGATCGCCGTGTCGGAGATGATCCCTATGCCCTGCGCGCCCTGCCCCTCGAACCCGTCCTGGTAGATGACGGCGATGCGGCGGCGGGTACCGTCCGGGCGGGCGATCTCCAGCCAGCCGGGACCGTCGTGCAGCGTCGCCGCCAGCGCCGTGCCGAGCGCCCGCCACCGGCCGACGAACTGCATGTGCGTGTCGCCGTAGACGTGCAGCGGCCAGATGATCGTGCGGTCGGCGGGCTGCGCGTGACGCAGCCTCGACCCGCCCCGCGGGTAGGCGTCCTTGGTCAGGTCGTACGGCGTGACGTCCAGGCCGGACACGCCGTCGGAGAGGGTGAACCAGCCGGACGCCTCGTCGGTGAGCGGCCACACCTTCCCGGACGGGTCGGTGTAGGAGGCGGTCGCGAACCCCACACCGGGGATCGCGACCGGCGCGCTGCCTTGTGCGCCTGCGAGGATCGGCATCTAGCGCGGCCTCCCTGCCCGGGCGCGAGCGAACTGCTTGCGCTCAAGGGCGTCCAGGTCCCGGACCGTGAAGTCGGCGGTGCGGGCGTAGATGTTGTTCACCGTGGACGGGGCGTCGCCGCCGCGGGCCGCCGCGTGGATCGAGTTCCACTGGGCGTCGCTCAAGACCTTGTCCGGCCGACGGGCGTTGTGCAGCGCCAGCGTCGCGCCCTGCGGGAGCTCGCCGCCGGAGTCGAACTTCAGGCCGTAGTGCATCGGGAAGAGCGAGTTGCTCGTGCCCCGCGCCGACGGGCCCAGGTGCACGCCCTGCGAGCCGGACGACTCGACGTTCACCCCGCCGAGCGTGCCCGCCATGTGACCCACGCCCGCGTTCGTGACGCCAACCGTGAAGCCGCTGCGCAGGTTCTTCTGGAACCCGGCCGGGCCGGAGTCGGCGCCGGTGAACGAGAACGTCGTGAAACGCCGGGAGTACGGCGACCGGCCCTGGATCGCGTTGGCGATGGCGCCCATGAACCCGGAGCAGTCGTATCCGCCCGGGCCGACGCCGCCCCACACGTACGGCTTACCGGCCTGCGCGCGGGCGAACTGCAGGGCGCGCTGGACGCCGGGCCCACCGACGCCGCCCGTCACCTTGGACTTGATCCACTTGAGGATGTTGTCCTTGATCCACGCGGGGATCGCGGCCAGGACGTCCCGGAAGACGCCCGACCCAGGGACGACGCCGCCGAGAACCTTGTCGAGCAGGCCCTTCGCGGACTTCTCGATGTTGCCGATGGTGAAGTTCTTCACCCCGTCGACAAACCGGCCGATGATGCCGCCGAAGGCGTAGTTGCCAGCGAAGCCTGGGACGATCCCGCCGCGGGCGAAGGCGAGGCCCTCGCCGCCCATCGCGTCCGGGCCGCCCAACCAGCGGCGGACGCCCTCGACACCGGAGCGGCGGGCCACGTCATTGGCCCGCAGTACGAAACCCGACCCGACGGCGCGGGTGAACTCCGGCCGCATGATCGCCTCGCCCGGTGACACGGCGGCGACGAGCGAGTCCACGCCCGGCGAGTAGCCCGGCAGGATGCCGCCGCGGGCGAACTTGGGAATCTTATTCAGCCTGGTCTTTACGCCCGCGAACCCTGCCAGACGGTTCACCAGGTTGACAATTCCGTCATTGTATAGGCCAATGATGAAATTGACGGGGGTCTTAGCGATGCCTTTAAGGCGGTTCCAGATGGTGCCGATGCCGTCGACGGCCGTCTTGAAGGCGTTCTTCACCGCGTGCACGGCCGACTTCACCTTGTCGAACGCGGGCTTGATGCCGTTGTTCCAGACCGAGGAGATGACCGACTTCAGGCCGTCCCAAGCCCGGCCGGCGACCGACTTGAAGAGCGTGAACGCCGGGCCAAGCGTGCGGGACAGGTGTCCCTTGATCGCGTTGAAGATTGCCTTGATGAGGCCCCACGCCACGCTGATCGCAGCCCTGATCCCGTTCCACACGGGCTTGATCACGTTGTTGTAGAGCCACTTGAAGATCGGCGCCAGCACCTGCGTGACGTACCACTTCATCAGGTTGAAGTAGCCCTTGATCAGCGTCCACGCGATCTTGATGTACACCTGGATCGCGATCCACACGACCTTGATCGTGTTCTGCAGGACGATCCACGCGATGCGTAGCGGCCCCTGCAAGAACCCGACGATCGCATTGAAGACCAGTTTGATCCCGGCCCACGCGTACGAAATGATCGTCCACACCGAGGTGAAGACGAACTTCACGTACGCCCAATACCAGCGCAGCGCCGTGCCGACGACGTTCACGAGGACATGCGCGATCTGCATGAAGATGGGCTTGATGAACGCCCACGCCTGCATCACGGCGGCCTTGATCGACGCCCACGCCGCGTTCACGAAATTGCGGAACGTCTCGTTCTTCTTGTACAGCAGCACGACCGCGCCGACCAGCAGAGCGATCGCCACGACGACAGCGGTGATCGGCGAGGTCAGTACGGCCATGGCCCCGTTGAGCACCCACGTGGCCGCCGCCCACAGCAGCGTCCCCGCCGCCGCGAGCTTGGTGACCGCCGCGTGCGCGATGACCCGCGCCGTCGAGACGCCCTGCGCGGCGGCCTGCTGGCGCCACAGGAGAACCTGCGCCTTCATCGCCGCGCCGAGCCGGGTCATCAGCGTCGCGTTCGTGGCCATCGCCGCGTTCACGTTCCGCCAGCCGGTCAGCAGGTTGACCGCACCGGCGTAGGTGCGGGTCGCCGCGGCGGCCGTCAGGCTCGCGATCGAGTGCCCGCGGACGCTGGCGGTCAGGACGTTCACCGCGATCGAGGCGCCCTTGGCCGCGATGCCCAGGCCCGTCACCGCGAGGACGGCCTGCCCGATCCCGGTGGGGGTGACGCCGAGTCCGCCGGCCTTGTCGGCCAGCTTCTCCAGCGTCGGGATGGCGCCCGCGGCGGCCTGCGTCAGGCCCTGCTCGATGCTGCGCTTGAACGTCTCGATCTTCGCGGCGGCGGTGTTGCCCATCGCGTCGGTCATCCGCTGCGCCGCGCCCTGGGTGTTGCCGAGCGTGTGCTGCGTCGTGTCCAGAGACTGCAGGAACTTCGGGATCTCCGAGACGGACAGGTCTTCCAGCGGCGTGCCGAACAGGGCGAGCGCTGCCTGCGACTGGGCGGCCGGGTTCTTGATCCCCTGAAGTTTGGTGATGATGAGCTGGAAGGCGGACGCGCCGCGCTGCCCGCCGGCGAGCAGGTCGTTGGTGACCTTCGCGGTGTCCAGGCCGAGCGTCTTGTAGGCGCCCTGCGTGGACGCTGACATGTCGGTCGCCCGGATGGTGAATTCCTTCAGGGCGTCGCCGGTCTTGTCGATCCCGTACATGCCCTTCGCGGCGCCCTGCGCGAGCAGCTCGAACGCCTGCTGCCCCTTGATGCCGATCTGGGTCATGAACGGGCCGTACTCATCGAGGGCATCCAGAATGTCCTCGCGCACGGCGACCGGGACCTTCTGGAGGGTGGCCGTCAGCAGGTCGATGCCCTCGGTGGCGTTCTTGACGAGGCCGGACTTCACGAGCTGTCCGACGACCTGGACGGCGCGGGACACGTCGATGTCGAACACCTGTGCCAGGGTCAGCGCCTTGGCGGTCATGTCCTTCACGGCCGCGTCGCTCGCGCCGCGCATCCCGTCGATGCTGGACACGACGGCTGCGATCGCGCCGTTGACGTCCTCGATCGACTCGCCGTAGGCGCTGGCGTACAGCGACCCGGCGATCTTCCCGAAGCGCTGCGACTCCTTCGCCGTCAGGCCGAGCTGCGCCTGCAGCTTGCCCTGCGCGGCGGAGGCATCGACCGCCTTGAGCAGGCCGGCGCCGAGAGCGACCCCGCCCGCCGCGCCGATCTTGCCCATGGCGTCACTGAGCTTGCCCAGGCCGCCCCGGAGGCGCTCGCCCAGGCCGCGGGTGCTCCGCTCGGCGGCCGGCTCGAACGACCGGCCGAACTCCTGCCCGGCCCGCTGCCCGCCCGCTTCGGCCTCGCGCGCCACACGCGCCTGGAAGCCCCGGAACGAGGGCATGACCGGGACGAAGGCAGTGCCCGACTGGAAGGCCACGTCACCCCCCCTTCCGGCGCCGCGGCGCGGTGAGTGCGTGCATCGGGTCGGCGGCCAGGTCTGACATCGTCGGACGCCCGGCGGCCTTGGCCTTCGCGAGCCGGTCGGTGATCAGGTCCCGCTTGGCCTGCTTGCGGCGGCGGGCCTTGCGCTGCAGCGCCGTCTCCGGGCGCGGCAACGGCTTGATTGGCGGGACCGTCTTGGTGCTGTTCGCCTGCGCGGTGGTGCGGATCAGCTCGCCGATCCGGTCGGCGATGAGCGTCAGCATCTGATGGTCGGCGGAGAAGTCCGTCAGCGGCGGTGGTGGGGCCGGGGCGTCCTCGTCGATCAGTTCGGCGAGTTCGTCGTCGTTGGCCATTGCCGCCGCGAGGTGGCTGTGACGGGGCAGCCGGTCGACGAGGTTGAGCACCTGACGCGGCGTGATCTTCCCGCGCCACGCGTCGAGCATGTCGACGCCGTAGCGCTCTCGTAGATCAGCCTCGATCGCGTCTCCGTAGCGGGAGATCAGCGAAGCGAGGCGAGCGCTTCCCCCAGGCCGAAGTGCTCCGACAGGTCTTCCAGGAACTTGACCATCACATGGAAGTCCTCGGCGCCGACGAGCGGCATCACGACGTCGTAGTGCTCGCCGAGCAGTTCCTGCAGCAGTTCCTTGATGGGAAGCTGCCCCTCCTCGGCGCCCGCGTACTTCTCGCCGAGGGTCATCATCGCGTCGCCGGTCGGGCGGGGAATCTCGATGACCTCGCCGCCGTCGAGCTCCAGCGGGAACGGCTCGCCGCCCGCCTCCTCCCGGTACTTCGCGAGGGAGTAGGTCTTCTTCGCGGGCGCCTTGCGCGTCTTGGACGCGGCGGCGCGAACGGACGGGTTGCCGGAACGGCTACGCGGAGGCATGGGCGGGCTCCTTCTCGGTCAGGACTCGTCGGACTTGGATTTGGGGGCGGACGGCTTCGGGACGGCCGGGCGCACGGGCTCGGCCGGAGCGGGCTCGGACTCGGGGCGCCAGCCGCGGGCGCGCATCCGGGTCGCCGTCTCCGGGGACGCGACCCGCATCCGGGCGCCGTCCGGCGACACGTACATCTCGGACATGGGACCTCCATGCATGGGCGGGAGATGGGGCCGCGGCGTCGGCGCCCGCCCGGCAGACCGACGCCGCGGAGTCGTCACGGGGTCGTGTCGAAGCCCATGTCGTCGAGCAGGGCCTTCCAGCCGGGGCCGCCGAAGAAGTACCGCTCGGAGGTGCCGAGCGCGGCGTCCTTGTAGGCGGTCATGGTGGTCGGCCAGCCGAGCGGGTCGTCGCCGCCCTGGAAGCTCTGGTCGTCCTTGTCGGTCACCGACGCGCGGGGCAGGAACCGGGCGACGTAGATCTCGCCCGCGTCGGCGAGGTCGACGCCGATCGTCAGGATCCGGTAGTGCCGGGTCGCGGGCCGGTCCGGCTTGTCGATCACCAGCTCGCCGGAGGTCGCGTTCGGGGTGAGCGACTCGGCGTCCACGCCCGTGTAGAGCGCGATGGTCATCTTGTTGGTCTCCTGGAAGAACCCCTGCAGCGTCGTGACGTCCTGCGTGATGTCGCGGCGCGTCGGCTCGACCGATCCCCAGGAGGTGACGTCGGACGAGTCGATCTCGCTGCTGAACTGCGCGCCGTCGTCGGACATGAACCCCAGGTCCACGTAGCCGGTCGGCAGCGCGAGCAGTTCGGAGGTCGTGTCGGTCAGCGCCGTGATCGCCGTGGCGGTGATCGGCGCGGCGAACACCGACCCCTCCAGCGCCTTGCGGATCAGGTGGTTCTGGTGGCTCTTGAGCTCGTCCCAGGCGGGCATGGCCCGTCTCCTCTCGTATGCGGGTGCCCCCGTGGGGCGATGGAGCCGGGCGGGCTCGTACGGTCAGCTCAGGCGGCGCGACGACACGTCGTAGATGGCGGTCACCAGCCGCACCCGCTGATCCTCATAGGGCGCGTCCTGCGGCCCTACGTTGGTGGTCGCGCGGTCGATGATCCCGACGCCGGGCACGCGGCGAGGGCCGGAGATCATGCGCTGCTGCAGCAGCCTGGCCGTCTCCCACGCCTGCGCGCGGGTCGCGGCGAACACGTCGACGACGACGCGGGCGCGGTCGGTGATCCCGTCGTCGCTGCCGCCGATCCGGCGGGGCCGCACGAACGGCAGCTTGCTCGGCAGGTCGGCCGGCAGCACCGTGCCCGTCCCGCCGAAGTCGGTCAGCAGGTCGACGAGCATCCGCTCGACGTCGCTGTACGGCGCGAGGTCGGTCATGGCTTGGCGTGGTCGGCGGCCCGGCCGAGGATCCGGTGCTTGATCTCCAGGACCGTGGCGTACGGGGCCGTGTTGAACAGGACTGCCGTCTGCCGGTCCCCGACGATGCGGGTCTCGACCTTGAACGATCGGGCGTACTCGCCGCTCTCGCGCGGCGCGATGCCCTCGGCGTAGGACTTGGCGTTCTCGGCGGCCTGCCTGCAGAGCCTGGCGATGTCGTCGGACTGCATGAGCCGCCGCATCTCCCGCCGATTCGGCTGGTACCGGACACGGTCGTTGGCCATCACGCAGCCCCTTCCTCGACGCGGGTCAGTTCGACCTCGCGGCCCGGCTCCCATCCGGTGAACGGCGACCGCCACACGGCCGGCTCCCCGGCGACCTCCCAGACGGCGCCGCGAACCTCGAACCGGTCGCTGGGCAGGACGTCCGCGCCGGGCGGGACATACAGCGTCAGGCCGGAAGTGACGGCGATGCGGCCCTGCCCGATCTGCTCGCCGGCCTGCCGGGGCGCCACCCCGCAGCCCGGGATGTCCAGGTTGGGCTCCGCGTCCCCGATCGGGTCGCCGAACTCGTCGCGCTCGACGGACCGGATCCGCGTCACCGTCTCCCCGTACGGGAAGATCATTCGACGTCCTCATACAGCGGCTCACCGGCGATGTCCGCGCCGCACGAGCAGTACAGCGCGCCGAACATCAGCGAGCAGATCGGCGAATGGATGGTCGCGCAGCCGGGCGCCGTGTCGACGCTGAACGCCGCGGTCGGCGCCGACTTGCACAGCTCCTGCAGCGACGCAATCTCCGACGGCCAGAGGTTGTAGCCCGACCGCTGCCGCGTGTCGGTGCTGACCGAGAACGGCCCGGCCGTTTGCTGCTGGAACGCCCCGGCCCCCGCCTCGACCCACCTCTTCACCGCGCCGAGCAGGATCAGCTTCGCCTCGGCGAGCTGCCCCGACGTGGGGGGCGGGTCGGCAGAGTCGAGGCAGGGGGCGACCCGTGACGCCTTGGCGTTCGCGCCGGCCACCATGTCCGCGATCAGGTCCGCGGACTGAAGGTCCGCAGGCAGATCCTCGACCCTGATGATCTCGGCCACGGGTGCGCCTCCCTACTACTCGTCGTCGGCTTCGAGAGCCGCGATCAGGTCGGCCTTGCGCCCGTCGTCGGGCAGGCAGTCGGCCTCGTGGCGGTCCTTGTTGCGGCGTGCGATCTCGGCGCGCAGGTCGGCGACCTTCATCGCCGAGTAGCCATCGGCGCCGTTGGCGGCGTCGTCCACCAGCTCCCACGAGGTATCCATGACCTTGTCGTCACGGACCTCCACGCGAGCGCCACTGACCCTGTGCGTGTAGCGAGCCATCTGATCAGCCCCCTCAGACCAGGTCGTGAATCTTGGCGAAGGCGTTCAGGTCCGCGACACCCCAGCCGTAGACGACCTCAGCGCGGAACGCGACCTGGTTGTTGCGCTTCAGGTCGCCGGCGCCGTCCGGGTCGCCGTAGCGGATGATCTCCAGCCCGATCGACTTCTGGATGCCCCAGCGGATGGCGGAGAAGTCGCCGACGAACCCGAGCACCTTCGTGTCGACCGCGAGGACGCCGGCGCCGCTGACGGTGTTGGACACCGCGGCGCGGTGGCCGTCGAGCTCGGAGACCTCCGTGCCGAACCGCAGGTTCGGGTAGAGCTTCTGCTCGGAGTTGGTGCCGCGCAGCGCGGAGAACTTCCCGGCGTAGGTCGGCGCCAGCGCGACGTCGCGGGGGTTGTAGCCGTCCCCGAGGACGAGCGCGTCGGCCGCGTCGAGACTCACGTAGGGCTTGTCGGTGGCGACGTACTCGACGAGGTTCGTCGCGTCCGTGAGGCCGCCGTTCATCGCGGCGACGACCGCGCCGCCGGTCGGGTTGACCTCGTGGAACACGCCGTAGTCCAGGGCGCGGGAGAGCGCCGGCTGGATCTCGGCGAGGATCTGGTCGATGACGCCCATGCGGTGGTCCTCGTCGGCCCACAGGACTTCCTCGTTGAACCGGAGGGTCTTGTGGAACTTGAAGGGCTTGACCGTCTTGACGGTCGGCGTGATGGTGGACTGGCCCTTCTGGGCACCCTCACCGACGTACTCGGCCTCACCGATGCTGAACGTCCACGCCTCACCCTCGCCGTACACCATGGGGGTGGACGCGGACAGGGCCGCGACGGCGGACCCGTTCTGGATCTTGCCGAGCCACGGGGTCAGCTTCTGCTTGGGGATCGTGAGGGAGCCGGTTGCGAACGTTGCCACGGTTGCTCTTCCTTACTCTTGGATCGCCCGGCCGAAAAGCTCGTTCGTGAACGAGCGCATACCATCGCCACCGGACGAAGTGGGGTTTGCGCCCTCGCGGGGCACGACGTTGCCTGTCTTCTTGCGCTGCGAGCCGCGCGCGAGCAGGCGATCCACCTGCTTGAGCAGCAGCTCCGGGTCAGTCGCGGTGAGGAACAACTCGGCGTCCTCGGTGTCGATCTCGTGGAGTTTCGCCAGGTGCTCGCGCAACTGGCCGGCGACCAGGCTCGGCACCTTCGCCGCCTCGGCCTCGGCCTTGGTGGCGCGGTCGGTCGCCTTCTCGATCTCCGACTTGTTCGCCTGCTCGATCTCGTCGAGCTGGGCGGCCTTGGCCTTCAGGTCCTTGTAGTCGGCGTACTTGCCGCGCTCCCGCTGGACCCGGTCCGCGATGATGCGGTTCAGGTCGTCCTGCGAGGTGATCGGGGTGAACTCAGGCTTGCCCTCGGGTGGCGTGGACCCGTTCTGCTCTCCGCCGTTCGGCTCGCCCGCCGGTGCTTCGCTCATGAGACTCTTCCTTGCAACCGCGCATTAGCCGCTGCGCGTCGGCGTAGCCCCGCCGAGCGGCGGGGAAGTCTGCTAGCGGATGCCCTCGTCCTGCCGTAGCTGCGCGAGGGCCGCCTTCGTGCTGCCGCCGCTGGCGTTCTCCCGGGCGGCCCGGTACTGCTGCTCCAACTCGTCGGCGTCGTAGGGCAGCTTCTGGCCGCGCCACACCGGCGTCGCCGTGCATTTGCAGTGGTCGTGGTACGAGTTCATCTGGCCCGCCGCCTTCGCCGAGGAGTAGACGGCGCCGCGGCCGGCGAGCATCCGGCAGAACGCGCAGCCCTTGCCGCGCGGCACTCGAGCCCATCCCGGGCGGGCCGGGTCTCGGGTCACGTTCAGCGCGATCGTGTCGCGGGCCGGCTGGACGACGAGGCGCTGCACGGCGCCGGCCGCGTGCTCCAGCGCAGCGTTCGGGCCTTCGCCGCCGAACAGCGGGCCGGCCGCCCATCGCGCCGCGGCCTCGACCTGCCGGGGCGGGACCGGGTCGGCAAGGTCGGCGCGGAACAGGTTCGGTGCGCCCGCCGCTTCGCGCAGCGTGTCGTAGAAGTCGGCGCCCAGTGCCGCGGCCACGCTCCCGTAAGCGGCCGTCAGCTCCGTCATGAACGCCTCCAGCGCGGCGGCTGCGGCCCGGCCGTCAGAGGTGTCCAACTCGGCCCACCAGCGGACGAGGTCGGCGTGCGCGAGCGCCACCACGTCGTCCTGTGCCGCGGCATACGAGGCGACTTCACTCGCCAGTGCCACGCTGCTCGCCCAGTGCGGCCACCGTCGGGTTCTGTCGGACCGTCTGTGCCGCGGCGGTGAGCGCGGTCAAGGTCTGCTTGGCGTCCGCGCGGCGTCGGTCCGACAGGGCGCGGGCGATCTGCTGCTCATCGAGACCGAGGAGCTCCAGGCCGACCTGCGTCTCAGCCAGCCACGGGATCGCCGTGAGCTGCTTCATGCCGGCGTCGGCCTGCGCCGCCCGCGACAGGTACCGGGGGTCGCGCCACCTCGGCGCGATCGTCGCCCACTCCGGCGGGATGTCCGCGGCCTTGATGTTGTTCGCCATCGCCAGCGCCCGCAGCCCCGCGCGGCGCAGGTACGGCGACCAGTCGTCGGTCGCGCCCTCCGCCTCGGCGATCAGCTCGTGCTGGCTGGCGTCGTAGGCTTCGGCGCTCGTCGGGTTCGACAGGTCGGTGATCGCGACCGCCGTGTCCGGCAGGCTCGTCGCCCGGGCGAACATCTTCGCGTAGGCGTTCAGGGACGCCAGGTGCGGCTCGGGCGAGGCCGCCGGGAACTGCTTGACGTCGGCGCGCGGGTTCTCGGCGTCCTCGTCGTCCGGGATGCCCTTGATGCGGCCCATCACGACCTGCCACGCCTGCTGAAGCGACCCGTCAGGGTTCTTGAAGATCGCCGCGTCCGCGCCGAGCATCCACAGGTCCGGGATCGCGTAGATGTCCGAGTGCGCCTCAAGGCGGATCAGCGCGCGGGTCCCCTGGTCCTGGAGGCTCATGACCTCGCGGGAGATCCGCGACGACCCGAACGGGCGGTCGAGGCGCGGCCGGTAAGGCAGCGGCTCGGCCGGCACGCCCCACGGGTGCGTCTGCTCATCGACCGTCCAGCCGGAGGCGTCCTTCTCCGCGGTGATGGTGCGGCCGTCCAGATACAGCGTCAGCGCCGTCGGCCGGCCCTCGTCGTCGCGGGCCGCCACCGTCAGCAGGTTGTCCAGCCGCCGCGTCCGGGCGTTCCATTCGCCGGTCGCGTTGCGCGCGTCCCGGAAGTGGATCAGGCCGTCCGGCTCGCCGTCGCCGCCCTGGGTGTTGACGACGAACGCCGTTCCCGCGATCAGCGACGAGATGGTCCCCTGGGACACCTCGGACCGCAGGTTGTTGCCCTCCCAGACCTCGCGCCAGCCGATCGCCTCCAGGTCTCCGTCGGGCCACACGAACCCGTCCAGGTTGCAGCGGCGGGCGAGGATGTCCACGGCCTTGCCGCTCCAGCCCAGCACGATCCCCAGCCGGAAGTACTGCGGAGGAATCACCGACCCGACGAGCTTCAGGACCCGCTTCATGTCGTAGTAGGCAGACCGGCGCAGGTTGCGCTCGGTCTTGGCGTCCAGTTGCGTCATCAGCCGTTGCAGGACGGCGTTGTCGTCGTCGGTCACGCCCGGGAGGGTGATCCGCTCGGTCACAGCATCACCGCCCTTCGGTCCCCGCTGCTACGTCCTGACCTGCGCTTGGGCCGCTTCACCTTGCTCTTGTCCGCGCCGACACCCCACAGGGCCAGCGTCGCCGAGACCAGCGGCGTGATGTCGTCCTCAACGTCGCGGCGGTGCCACGCCCACCCGCCGCCGTCGCCGACCGCCCGCTTGCGGGCCACGCTCAGCGCCGTGTTCAGCAGCGGCTGGTCGATGTGCCGGACACGGGTCGACATGACGTCGCTGTACAGCGACCCGCATGCGCCCACCATGTCCCGGGTCCTGGTCGTCGTGACCACGACCTTCGCCTTCTTCAGGTCGTCAACGAGGACCATCGCCGGCGAGTACTCGTCGATCACCAGCGCCCGCGGGCGCCACCGCGCGACGAGCTCGATCAGCCGCGGCACGACCCAGTCCAGCGGGCCGCGACGGTTCTCGATCACCTCGACGTGCGGGAGCCCGTCGATACGCAGGCCCGCGATGGCGATGCTCGTCACCGACTGGTCCGGGGTCGTATCCACCGCGAACGCGATGTCCTCGACGACCTGCGAGCCGGAGTCGGCGCACCGCGCCCACGTCTGCGCGTCGATCACCCGGAACGTGGACGCCTCGTCCCACATGCCGAGCCGCTCGCGCCCGAACCCCTCGTCGGAGAACCGGGAGCGCTCGCCCTCCAGGACGTCCCACTGCAACCGGATGCCCAGGCCCGGGTTCGTCGCCGCCCACACCCGCCGGTCGTCCAGGTCGGTCTCGCCCTCGGCGGACCATTCGTGCCAGCACAGCCGGCCGCCCTTGCGCTCCAGCGCCTCGGCGCGCGTGCGGGTGAACACCTCGCCGTTGGCCGTCGGCCCCGGCGGCGTCCCGGTAAAGATCCACTGCGGGTTGCCCAGCGGGGACGCCGAGGTCGTCGGCATCAGCGCTTCGAGCGCGTCGTCGCCGAGCTCCTGCGCCTCGTCCAGCACCAGCGTGTCCACCGTGAATCCGCGACCGCTGCCCTTGCTGCGAGCGACGAACTCGACGCTGCCGCCATTGGCGAGGACCACGGCCTCCTGACCGTTGGTGCGGCGGATCTCCCGCACCAACTCCGCCAGCTCCGGCCACCGCCGCTCGTTCTCGAAGAACCCGGCGATCCGCAAGAACGCCTTGCGGGCCGTCTTCACCTCGTGCGCGGTGTGCAGGAACCGCTCGCCCAGGACGACCATCCCGTACAGCTCGCGGATCTCCAGCAGCGCGTTCTTTCCGTTCTGCCGCGGCACTGTCAGCCCGCACGTCAGCGATGCCCAACGTCCATCGGGGCGGACGGCGAGCCAGTCCTCCAGGACCAGGCGCTGCCACTCGTCCGGCACCAGGCCGTAGGAGGCGGCGAGGAACTCGGCGTCGTCAGCGTCGCTGCGCTTGACCCGCGGCGCGACCCGCACCCGGGGCTGCTGCTCCCCGGCCAGTACGGCGCTTGGCGAGCTCATCGAGCGGCGTCCCCTTCTGCTCCGGCGGCGCCAGGCCGTCGATCTGGGAGAGGACGTCGGTCAACTGCCGGGACAGCGCGGCGACGTCGCGGGCCGACTCGCACCCGTCGATCTCGGCGGCCAGGCGGTCCCTGAGGGCCCGTAGCGCCGTCAGCCGGGACCCGGTGGCGGCGGCTTCGGACAGGCCGCCAGGCTCGCTCACAGGCCCTCCCAGGTGCGGATGCCGAGGTCGGGGGGATATCGGC